AGGCGTGGCAGTGCCTGAAAAGGGCAAGACGGAGGGGGTTGTGAGGGCGTATCAGACGAGCGCGCACGCGAATACACCGCCGGTAGCGGGGCGCAGAGGACGGGGCTCAGGAGGCGGGGTGGAGCTGGTGATAGAGGGCCATCAGGTCGGCATGGCCCTTGCCCGGATGGGCCTTGGCCAGGTCCGACAAGACGCCGGCCTTGTGCTGCATCGCGTGGATCCGCGAGCTGTTCTCGGCGGCCTTGCGCGTCTCGGCACGGCGCGCCTCGGCGTTGCGGTGGCTCATGCGCCGGTCATGCGCGGCGGCCACGTCATCGAGCAGCGCCTGCTGCTGCACGGCCTGCGCCTGGCGGCGCTTCTTCAGGTAGGCCTTGGCCTTGGCGGTGCGCGAAGCCGCGTGCAGGAAGCCCAGGCCGAGGTCGATAAAGAACCGCGGACGCACGTAGATGGTGATGCGGCAGACCCAACGCTTGCCGTTGCGATACAGGCGTTTGATCTTGCGCAGGGTGTACTTGGCTTTCTCCAGGGCCTTCAGCAGCCGGCACAGGCGAGTCGGGCTGATGCCCGCGTCCTCGGCCAAACCGTTCTGACGGTTGAGGCGGAACTGCCCGTGCTGGTCCAGGTAACCCAGGCAGCCGGTGGCAATGTCCAACCGGGCCAGCAGCGGCTCGGCAATCGCCGCCAGGGCCTGCCAGCGTTCGGCGCGGGTGCGGCCGCCGGCTTGGTGCACCGTGTCCAGGCAGCGCAGGTACTTACCCGTGCGGTCGCAGGCCTCGGCCTTGATGCGCTTGACCGCTTCACCGAGGAAGGTCGCCGCCTGCTTGGCCGACAACCGCCGCGGCCGGCGCACGGACATGTGCCCCACCGGGGTCAGAACTTTTTTAAACGGGGGTTGGGCCGAAGGTGCTGCAGGCGCATCGAGCGCGGCGTCGAGGGCGGCATACACCGCACTGGCGGGAGAGCCCGCGGGGAGAAACGACTTGACGACGCGAAGGGTCATAGCGCGCCCCCGGCCAGGCCAACAACGGCCGCGAGGATACGCGTGGTACGGGCGGACCGCGGGTGAACCCGCGTCGAACGGTCGAAATGCAGCATGGTTGCTCCCCAGCAACGGGCTTGCACAGAAGGGGACCGTCCACTAAACTCCGACCTGCGAGGGTCTTCCGGAGTTTGTTTAGCGGATCGATCACCGAAAACCCTAGGCTTGCCGGCCTGGGGTTTTCTTTTTTCTAAGCCCTTGTTTTAGTTCTAATTCTTCCCTGGCTACACTGCCAGACGGCAAAAGCATAGCAAGAACGCCGTGTATTTAACATCAATACTGTTTAATATTTTTCGCCTGCCAGGAGCGCAACGCTCCAAAAAGACGGCCTCTACCGGCCAAGCGACAACCGATAGTAGCCGCCAACCCGCAACCAATCCAAACCTTTTGTTAGCCGCCCCCCAGCCCAGGACGGGAAACGCCCGTGCCTGCGGGGCGCGTCGTGCTGACCTCGCGGGCATACGCCTGGCAGGCGGCCAGGGCAATCAGTCCGGCGTCACCGTCACCGGCGATGGCGACAATTCGTTGAGCAGCCGCTGGGTCAAGGTCGGCACGTGCGGCTGCATGAACCACGCCGCCGGCGCCGGTGGCGGCAGACACTGCACCGCCACCGGGGGCAACGGGCGCGGCGATAAGGACTGACAGCCGCAGATCAGCAGTAGCCAGCCGATCACGCAGACGCGCCTGCAGAGTTTGCTCATGGGACAGTTCCAGGTAGTGGGATTGATCGGTGGCCACCAGGCGCTGCTCGAGCGCCAGGCGGCGGTCCTGCTCAGTGCGCACCTGATCCGCCGCCGCGTTTCTGAGGGCAGTCAGGTCGTCCTGGTGCAGCCCGGCCTGCTCTGCCAGTTGCTGGCCATAACGCCAGTCCTGCGCCTGCCAGGTGCCGCCGGCGGTGAGCAACAGCAAGAGCAGCAGCAGGCCGAGCTGCGCCGACAGCTTCAGGGCCGCCGGGCTCACGCCACATCCTTGTAAAACAGATGGCGCCCGAGGGTCAGGGTCAGGGTGGCGCCCTTCACCCATGCCGGCGGCTTGGGCAGGGTCGTTGCGTAGTAATGGGTCGCCCCGCCGGTGGGGTCCGGCACCACCCCGGCCATCACCGCCTGGGCCACCGCCAGCGCGCGCTTGTACTCGCCCGCGGGAATCGGCTTGGCCCCCATGAGGTAGGCCGAGTTCGGATCGTTGGCGTTCCAGCAACTGAACTGCCAGGGCTTCTGGCACACGCCGGCATAACCTTCGCCCCACCAGGACGCGGACCGGCCGTCGAACACCCGGTTGCGGATGGTCCAGGCGCAAGCCTGCATGCCGGCCAGGCTTTCACCGCGCGCCTCCCCCCACAGGGTGCGGGCAAAGATGTCGCGGTCTCTTTCGGTTGCAGTCATCACTTTTCTCCAGGCAAAAAAAAGCCCGCACTGGGCGGGCTCGTTGCTTTCGTTTGTCGGCTACTCGAATAACCAGAACTTCCCGGCGGCGCCATCTACCTGGCGCAAGCCTTCCACGTCCTGGACCAAGACAAACTGTCCAGACAAGGCTTGGCACTTTTGATCGGTTAGCGCCTGCAGCGCGGCCTTGTTCGCAGCCTGCCGCACCTGATCCTCCGGTGCATACGAGCGCAGGCTGCCAATCAACGCTTGGCGGGCCTTCTGGTCGTCGAGGCTGTGACAGCCGTACTGGTTATTCAACACCACGCCCTGGGCGAGACATTGCAGGGACAGGCCGCAGAGCGCGGCACCAACGACGATCAAGCGTTTGTTTTTCATTGCGATCCATCACCTGGGTTTTCCCCAGTATCCCATCCTTAAACCATTACAACCAGTGCCCCAGGGCGCGCATTCGCTCCACGATAAAAGGCGCGTGCACCCGCGCGCCGGCGCCATTCCTGTGCACGGGGTCACAGTAGTATTCCGGGTGGTTGGTGATCGGCGATTCGGTCGCGTCGATGAAGCCGGCGCCGTTGGCTTGGGCAATGGATTTGGTCCAGTCGCGGAACGTCTGCAACGAGTACCGCGCATCCGCGTGCTGGATAGGATCGTTTTCCATCTGGTGCCAGGCCGCGCAGATGCACACCACCTTCATGCCCATTGAGTGACAGAACTTAATCAGACCGTCGTAATTGCTGGTGAACTCGGCGCCGGTCACGGCCGCCGTGGCCCAATCGTTAACTTCCAGATCGATGATGATCCCAGCCGGAGGCACCAGGCCAATGGCGCCGCCGATTAAACCGGCCCGATTGGCGTAGGCGCCAAACCCTGAGAGGCCGCCTTGGCTCACGCGAAAGCCTGGAGACGACAGGTTTTGAATCGTCACATTGGCCAGTAGCGGTATCTGGCTGACCACCAGGTCCATGGCGCTGGCCAGCGGCTCACCGTCCGCCGTCCAGACGGACGCGGCGTTTGAATCCCCGAGGTAAAACCAACGTTCCACCGCGTTAGCCATTAGCCACCACCTCGTCACGCACGGCTGGCGTGCGTTGCTTTACGGCGGCGTAGTACGTGACCAGGCGCGGGTCATCATCGGCCACTTCCTCGATACCCGGCCAATAGGCTGGGTCTTGTGGACCGGGGAACACGGCCACCACGACGCCATCCACTACTTGAATAAACTTGCTCATAGTTCATAACTCGCGACATAGAGGAAAAAGGTCGGGGTGCCGGCGGTGCTGTTCGTGTCGATCATCGCCAGCTGCGGCGCGACAATCGGCATGAACGGATAGTTGTCCGTGAACAACTGACCCGCACCTACCGTGCTGGTTTTGTTGACCTGGCCAACGCCCGAGATGTCCGGGCGCACCGTCAGGCTCAGGGTTGAGGCCAGCGAACTGCCAATGCTGATCTCGCCACAAATTCGCTTGGCGTTGTACGGCACCACGGCCGCGATGGAGAACGGCGTGGAAGCGACAATCGCCGAACTGTTGAAGATCGCCGTCAGTGCGATGGACACCACACGACCCGACACATGGCAGATTTTGAACTGCCCGGCGGCGGTGGTCGGGACCACCGTCAACAGCGCGGTGGCGGTAATCCCCAGCGGCGCATTTACACCCGCATAGACCTGCGGCGCATAGGCATTGCCGACGCTCTGGGCAAACGCCGTAGTGGCGCCGGTGCTTTCGTTTAAGCCCGCATAAATCGCGAGAAAGCCGCTCGCCGGCGCCTGACCAAAGTCCATCCCCAACGCACCGACGTTCGCCAGGTTGATCAGTTTGGTGAACGCACCAAGCGTCCAGGCGCGGCCGGCCAGCGCGGATTTCACCAGCACCTCATCGGCGCTGATGGTCGCCTGGGTATTGGCGGCGGCCACCGTCATTTTCAGGCTGGGCGGGATGCACATCATCGGGGCCCCGGCGGCCAGGCGCACGGCCAGTTTTTTCGGGGTGATAAAGGTGGCGTCATCCGTTCCGGTGGTGACCTGTGCCTGGGTTGAAACCTTGCTCCGTCCGGCCACCGCCTCCGTAGCGGCCGGCACCGCGGTGCCGATAATCGCTTTGATCGCCGCGAGCAGTTGCGCATTGTTGTGTTCGTCCGGCGCGAAGCCGGCATCCGCGATCACGGCGAGCAGCTCTTGCGTCACCGCGTTACCCCATTGCGCCGGAATCAGCGAACCGGGCGACCCACCCAACGGGTCTTCATCGGCAAACTTGCCATCGACCAGCCCGATGCTGGGCACACTAATCGGATAATCCACGTTTATTCCCTCAGTCGTAATTGATGTGCACAACGGTGTGCGCCGGCGCGGGCCGGCGGATCAGGCATTCGAGCGCGTTACCGGGATTGGCGCCGAAGCGCTCGCCCCAGTAGCTGACGCCAAAGCGCCGGCCAAGCCGCTGACGGCCGCCGGTGTTCAACGTCCACATGAACTGCGCTCGCCAGGTGCCGAAGTGCGCCGAACCGAAACGAGAACGCCCCATACGGGGCGCTCGGTGTTCGGTGATGGTGGCGTTCGGGTAACCCTGGCTGACGGCGATCTCCACGAAGTAGGCCGGGGTTTGTCCGCCGACCTCGACCAGCCGCCTTCGCACCGCCAGGCGACGATCCTCAAACGCCGGGTTCGGCCCCAGGCAGGTATCCGGCAAGCCCATCACGGCCTCCCAGGCCGGCACCAGTTCGCTGACGCCGAACGGGTCCATTTCATTCAGCAGGTCCACGGCGCGCGCTTCGAGCCTTGAGAACTCCAGCGCCACGCCGGTCAACACCAGCTCGATCTCCGGGACCAGTTCGGGATCCCAGGCGGGACCAGACGGCAGCAGCCCCCGCAGCTGCAGGTGGTATTGCTCAGCGGTGCGCGCTACAGCCATGTGATACCCCCGAACGTCCGCAGCTCATTGACCGCCGCGACCCTGTCCGTCAACGGCGTTATCAGTTGATGGTCCGTCTCGCCGGCGGAACCGCTGACCGCCTCGCGAATGTGGCTGATCAGCAGCGTTTCGCCGAGGCCGGCCTCGCGGTGGTGCAGGTCCATCAGCTGCTCGGTGATGGCCGCACGCACGGCGGTGCTGTCCGGCACCGCGTGAATGCTGTACAGCACCGGATTGAACACCGGCGGCAACACGTACAGTTCTGCCGTCACGGGCCGGCGCGGTTCGATGTAGGCCTTGACCTCGGCCAATTGGGTCTCGTTGGGCACCGGCGCCGGATCGTTGTCGCGCATCACGAACAGGCCGACAGTGCCCGGCCCCAGGTAATTGCGCCGACACCACGCGCGGGTGACACCCGGCACCTCGAGCGCCCAGGTCTCGTAATCATCCGCCGAGCCTCCATGCGCAATCACCCGGTAGGAACGGATCACCCGCGCGCGCAGCGACTCCACGCTCTCCTGGGCAACTCCACCGGCCAAGCCCGGCGCGGTCACGGTAAAGGTACTGGCCACCCCCGCCACCGGCTGGACCAACGTCAGCACCAAACCGGCCTCGGCATTGCCCAGCGTTCCCGCCTCCACCGCCTCCAGCGTGGTGCTGTTGAGACCGGCCACCGTGGTCACCGCGGTCGTCACTTTGTACGTGCGGCCATCGCCGGCCTGCAGCACCGTGTCGACATCGAGCACGGCACCCGCGGCCGCCGTAAAGCTGGCCGGGCCATCGGCCGGCTGCGCCACCTTGCGCGGCTGGCCCAGGCGCAACGCGGCGATCCGCTCCAGGGTCTCCTCGTCCGCCGAGTCCGGGAGGATTTGATCGGCCATCCAGTTCAGATAACCGTACAGCCCATAGGCCACGCCGGCGTGCGCACGGGCCAGCACCTGCGCATCGGAGCGGCGCAAGGCGTCACCGGCCAGGTCCGCCTGGGCGCGGCCGACCAGCACGGGGAGGGAGGGAGTTTCAAACCGCATAGATCACCTGCCAGGCAGAAGTAGGGTTAATGTCCAGCCGCGCGCCACCGGGCACCGTCAGCGTGATGAGCAGGTTTAAACGGTTGAGGTCGACCGGCTCACTGCTGACCTCGAGGCCGATCACCAGGCCATCGTCCAGCAGCCACTGCAACGCCTCGCGCGCATAGAACTCCGCGTCACGCTGGGTTTGCACGGTCAACTTGACCCGGCGCAACAGCCACAAGCGTGAGCCAATCCGGTCGTCGGCGATGGCCGGGTAGCTGTCGCCCCACCAGCCGAACAACTCCTCGTCGTCGACCGGGTCATCGGTGGCAGCACGGCGCCAGGTGTAGAGGCTGATGATCACAGACCGGGTCAAATCAGTGCGCAGTTCGTCCGCGATCATCCCGCACCTCCCACCGGCGGCCCGCTCTGGTCGTCACCCAGTTGCACGCCATCGTGCAGGTGCTCGATCTGGCTGATGCCCCCAGCGATCTGGTCGCCGGCGGATTCAATCCGGCCCGTGGTGCGAATCAACGGCGTGTCGAACTCGACCACCGTGCCCGCCTTGACCTTGAGCGTCATCGTTTCAATCTCAATCACTCGGTCCCGCTTAAGGTGAATCTTGTCGCCTTCGTCGGTGTAAATCGCCACCTCGCCCGGTTTCAGTTCCTTGATCCGGTACCGGCGATCCGAAGCCACCAGCACCACCGCATGGGAGCGGTCGCCACCGAGGAAGGCGGTCAGCACTTCGGCCCCGGCCTGCGGATGACTGGTAAAGCCATACGCCTCAAAATGCTCGGCGCCGTCTTTGATTTCCCCGGCAGTCAATCGCACCTGCAGGGTTTGAAGCTTGCGCGCCGCATCGGCCATGATCACCGTGCCCCGGACCAGCATGCTTTTCAGGCTCATTTTTTCGTCTCGTAGTCCGCGGGGAGTAGGTACTCGTAGTTGTCCGCCTTGCCGCCCTTCTTCGCCTTGCGCGCCTTGTGCGGATCCTTCGGCTCCGGCTCGAAGCTGTCCGGCGGCGCGACCCCGAGCTTGGTCAACATGCCCGCATCGCTCAGCGAGTAGGTGATGCGCGAGATCAACAGGTCGCGGTCAAAACCGATGATCGGATCGATCACCCGCACCAGGGTGTTATGCCGCCACAACTGGCCATTGGACTGCCGCCAGCCGTACACCGTGTAGGTGGTGGCCAAGGCTTTACCCATGCGCGAACCGCGCTCCCAGTTGGCCCGCGCCTGGGCCAGCTCGTTGGTCATCTGCCCGGATTCATGAATGATCTGCACCCGCCGGCGCTTGACCCGGTCGTCGCTGAGGGTGGCGGACACCTCGGACGCCTGGGCGCCGTACTCGGTATCGGTACCGCTCTTTTGCCCGAGCACCTGGTACTCGGAAAACACCCCGGAAAAATCCATAGACGCGTCGGCGGACTTGATGTTCTTGCCAACCTCGAGCGCATCGAAACAACGCCCGCCGCTGCCAGGCCGGGCCAACACGGCCTGGCCACGGGCATCGTCGGTGGAGAACACGCGGAACAGGGTCAGCAGGCGGTCAATCGAGGCGAACACCGTCTCGCCCGGCTCGAGGGTATGGTCGGAAAGCTTGCTGCCTTCCGGGATTTCACTGCTGACGTTGATCTTGTACGGCGCGGCCAGCGCCTTGACGATGGCCAGCACGCTCTGGTTGCTCCATTGCCCCGGCTTGTTCACCGCCGCGCAGTCGACCAGGTCGGCGGTCAAGGACCGCCCGCTGATCGAGGTGGTGATCTGTTTGTCGTCGTAGCCAATCGGCGTGGCAAATGCCCAGCCGGTCAGCACCAGGTCAGGACCGATGTGCACCTGACACTTGGCGCCCTCGCGGATGGGACGGCGATCAAGCTGGCCCGGCCATTGCCAGGTCAGACTGAGGTTGAACGAGCGCGCCTGATCCTCCAGGCCAGCGGTGATCTCCACCGTTTTCCAGCCGAAGTAATCCAGACCGTCGACCGTGAGGCTGACGGCGTTTTGTTCGTCGGGCATGTTTACCTCTGCGCGAGTTTGATCGGTACCGCCGGCACAAAGCCGGGATGGCGGATGCGGTTGCGCTGCACCACCTCGGACTCGCGAGTGGCGTCACCAAACCGCCGGTAGGCCAGCACCAGAGCGGGCAAGGTTTCGGCCGGCGTCACGTCCACCAGGCGCACCCCCGAGGCGGCCACCGCCGTCAGGTGCTTGATCAGCGCCAGGCGGTGGTTATTCAGCGCCACGTAGTGCACGGGGTCGGCCTTGAGGGAGGCCGCATAGATCGCCTCATTAAGGGTGTCGCGCAGCTCCAGGACATCGTCCGCCACCGGCACCTCCGGGCGCACCAAAGGCAGCAGGGCCTGCTGTTCCACCGAAGGGGTCGAGCCCAGCGTCACCGGCTGCTGGGGCATCGGCATCTCACTGACGATCAGCCCGATCTGCACCAGGAGCGAATCCTGCACCAGGTTGGCGGCAGCCTGCGAAGCCACCACCGTGTCGCGGCCACCCTGCGGACTGACGGTATCAATCGCGCTGACGGCCTGGCTTTGCTGCGCCGCCGAGGCCACCGCGGCCCGATAGCCACCACCCGACCCGCCACTCGAGCCGCCGCCCGAACTGGACCCGCCGAAAAAGTTGAACCCCGAGAAGCCACTGAAGTAGCTGGAGAACAGCGACGACAGCGAACCGGGCGAGTTCATCAGCGATTGGGCAAACCCGGTCAGGGTGGAGAAGGTGCTCAGGAACGGGGCGAACTGTTGCTGGATGACCCCATACACACCCGACAGGCTGTTACGCATCTGCAGCAGCCCGAGCCGGGCCTGGTTGACCGTGGCCATCGTCGATTGGTAGCGATTGAGTGACGAATCCAACAGGCTGTCGGAGGACTTCACCACCTGCTGCTGGGTGTTGACCTTGGCCGAGGGCGACTTCAGCGGCAGGTCGGGATAGAAGGTCAGCTCGAACGTGACCATCCCGCCCTGGGTGCGGTCGTGGCCCATCTCGCATTCACCGACCTTGACCTGCAGGCGCCCCAGCCAAGGGTGCACCAGCTCGCCGGCACCGGGGGTCTGCAACGCCTCGAGCAGCTTGTCGCGGCGCTCAAAGCAATCATCGCCCACCACCCACGCGGTCATTTTGTGCACTTGGGCCTGCTTGCCCATCTGCTCAAAAAACGGCGTGTCGCGCTGCGGAAATTCATGCAGCGGACCCTTCATGCCCACCGGCACCGACGTCTGCGGAATCAAGAAACTGACCCCGCGAAACGACGCCGGCAACATGGCATCGCGCCAAGTCTTATCCATTTACTGAGGCCTCATCACGCCAAGGGTTCGAGTTCCAACGCTGGGCTTGATGCTCAGGCCGCTCTGGTTGGTTTTGCCTTGTTCCACGGTGGTCCCGGCCGGGGCCCCGTTAATGTTGACGTTAATTTCACCATCGACTTTCTGCGCCTGGTTGGCCGCCGTCTGCTGCAGCAAGCTGCCCGACTGCGCCGCCAGGTTGGGGCGGCTCAACAACGTGCCGGTGCTGGGCACACCGGTCGCGTTGTTCATCATGCGCTGGTAACGCTTCGCCCCTTCGGCCGCCCCCGGCTCGAGCAACGAGCCATCGCCGCCACCGGCGCCGGCATTGCGCGCGCGCTGCTCTTCGGCAAACGCATTGGCCTTGTTGGTGGCCGTTTTGATAATGCCCTCGCCGCCCTCGCCGCCGCCGAAGTACTTCATCATCGGCTCGATGATCGGCTTCAGCGTGGCCCACAGATCCTGGAACCACGCGGTGATCGGCTCCCAGTTCTTGACGATCAGGCCGAGCGGTGACCAGTCAAACATATGGCTCATAAAGTCCATCACCGGGGTCGAGACCGCCAGCAACACATCCCACAACGCCTTGAACAGTTCGGTCAGGGGCTCCCAGTTCGCGATCACCAACCCGATAGGGCTGAAGGCAAAAGCCTGCTTAAACCAGTCCCACAGGACCATGGCTGGGCCTTGGATCTTCTCCCAGATCGCCGCGAAATACGGCGCCACCGTCGACCAGTTGGCAATCAACAAGCCGGCGGCCAGGGCAATGCCGCGCACGATGAGGCCGACCGGCGACATCAGCGTGACTGCACTCATGAGTTTGGTAGCGATCATCGCGCCCATCACCGCGATCCGCAGCACGCCGAAGGCCATGGCCGCGCCCAACACACCACGGATCACCCCAGGGTGCGCAGACGCCAGGGACGACATCTGCGAAACGAGCGGGCCGATTTGATCCAGAAACTTATTAAACGGTGGCAATAACGCCGAGCCCACCGAGATCCCCAAACGGGTGACCTTGTTGGTCAGCAGCTGCATGGCGTTGGCCGTGGTGGCGGAGCGGGCCGCGTACTCTTTCTCCATGGAACCGGTGTACTGGGTCTTGTCCCCGACCATGCCCAGGTTAGTCTTGAGCTTGTCCAGGTTGGTCAGCAGTGGTGCGATGGCCGCCACCGACTCGGAACCGAACAGCTGGGTCATCAGCCCGGCCTGGGCCTCCTTCTTCACGCTGCCGATCCGTTTCAGCAGGTCCACTATCGCCCCCTGGGCGTCCTTTTGCATGGCCACCGACAGCGCTTTAGAGTCGATGCCAATCGACTTAAACGCCTGCGCCTGCTGCTTGGTCGCCGACGACCCTTTGGTCATGGCCAGCATGAAGTTTTTGATGCCCGTGGCCGCAACGTCCTGCTTTACCCCCGTCGCCAGCATGGTCGCGCCCAGCGCGGCAATCTGCCCCGAGGCCAAACCCGCCACCGCCCCCAAGGGACCAATCGCGGTGACGATGCTGGAAATTTCGCCGGTCTTCGCGCCTTGGGTGCCGAGCAGGTTGATCTTGTCGGCCAGCCCCACCACCTCGGTCTGGGTCAATTTAAACGCGGTTCGCCAGGTCGCCATCATCGACCCCGACTGCTCGGCGGTCTGATCGAACGCAATGCCCATTTTTACCGCGTCGGCGGCAAACGCCTTCAACTCCTCACGCGGAATGTTCGCCTGGCCACCGGCAGCGACAATCGCAGCAATGCCGCTGGCCGCCATCGGTAGCGTCTCCGACAGACCCAGAATGTCCTGATTCATCTGCTGGAACTGCTCGGGCGTGTCGAAGTTAACCACCTTCTTCACGTCGGCCATCGACGACTCAAATTCAATCGCCGCCTTCGCCCCGGCAATGAACGGGGCCGCAAAGGCCCCGCCGGCCAAGACATCCTTAAAGCCGATGTTGCCCAGCCCCGAGCTGTTCATCTGCTTGCGAAAGACCGAGACGTTTTTCCGGATCCCGTTGAGGGTCGGCGACAGCCGGTCGACGCCCGTGATCAACGCCTTGAGCTGGAACTTGTCCGCCATCACTGCACCTGCTGGAGTTTGTTAATACGCTGGGCGTGCTCCAGGGATTCCTGCAGCACGTCCAGGGGCTTGGCCATCATCTGGTCGGGGTCAACCTTCCAGAACCACGCCAGGTCAAAAGCGACGGTGGTCAGGTCGTCGAGGGCGTCGACGCCGCACTCATGAAAAAACCCGCCACCACCCAGCTCAACGAGTTGAGATCCGCCAGGTCCAGTTGGTTAACCGAGGACGGCGGGATGCCGGCACACACAGCGATGTATTTGGCCGCCGCATCCAGATCGAGCGAGACCTCCTCGTCTTTGCCAATTTTGTAAGGCAACACCTTGATCGCCCGCGCTTCCGTCGTCGTGGGACGGCGCAAGGTCAAGGTGGTCAGCGGTTCGCCGTGGGCCTCAATCGCCACCTGCAGCTTGACTTCACTCATTGCCATACTCCTTTGACGCCATCGAACTGCAGCTCCAGGGTGCCGTCGTCGCCTTTCAATACAGGCTCATCAACCAGGTAAGCCCCCGACAGCACGTAGGTTTTTCCGTTGGCGAATTCACCCGTAATGGTCATGTCCGTGCCTTCGGTCAACTTCTTGAGCGGAAAATCCGGATCAAAAATGGCGGTCATTTTCAGATGCGGAGGCACCAGTTCGGCCTTGTAGAATCCCGGATAAACCGTCTCCCGCTTTTCATCCATCAACGGCGCCTCCATACCGCCGGTGATGGTGAGTTGCACACCATCAACCTTGACGTAAGCCGTACCGGCTACTTTTGTGCCCATGGGTTGTATCTCCAAAATAAAAAGCCCGCACACGGCGGGCTCGAGGGTGATGGGGCGTGTTACGCCGCCGCGTCGTACTGCAGACGGAACTGGTTGAGCATCGCGAAAATGCGCAGGCCGTTGATGTAGTCCGGCGGAAACAGCACGTTGATCCGACTCGGGTCCTGGGTGTCGCGCTCAACCACCAGGTGCTGCGCAAACAGCTCGGCGTTTTCCACATGGCCTTCCAGCTCGAGCTTGGCGTACTGCGCGATCAGTTCGCCGCGGATGGTGCTCGGGGTGACGATGGCCTGGCCGGCGCCGAAACGGGTACCGTCGCTGGCCAGTTTGTGCCGGCCGTACTTGCTGGTGATCAC